GTTATAGATTTTAAAGATTTATTTGACAAATGTGAGCATAATTTCAAGTTTGAAGAATGGCCTGGATTTGGATATGAAAAAGCAGAAGCTTTAAGAAATTTTGATTTCTGTTATGCTTGTTTAACATATCCATTAATGAATATCACAAATGGAGAAGATGCCAATTATGTTCAAACAATACCTGGTTCAGTGTCATTAAAAGGAATGCAATATTGTATTACAGGTAAATTAAACATTTGGAAAAATAGAGAGGAGTTAACAAAAACTATTGAAAGTCTTGGTGGTAAAGTAACAGGTTCAGTATCTAAAAATACTACTCACCTTATTAACAACGATATAAATAGCGCATCGGCAAAGAATAAAAAAGCTCATGAGTTGGGAATTGCAATTATTACAGAGCAGATGTTCGCAGATATTATTGACTTTCAAAAATAATTTTGTTATAATATATATATGAAAGATGAAAAGAAAAAAAATATTAAGATGTTGGCAGAGGAAATAGTCGCACTAGAAAAATCTTGCCAATCTAAAAATAATGTTTCTGAAAGTTTGCATAAACTTGAGCAAATTATACAAACTCTTTCACTAGAAGAAATGCTCGCAATTGATGAATATATATTAGAGAAAAAATTATTGACAAAATAAAAAATTTTTGTTATAATATATATGTAAATAAAAGTGATGGAATAACATACCATCAAAAAAAATAATAGATAAGAAAAAGGAGAAGAAAAAATATGTTAAAACCAAATAGTAGAATGATTTTTGATTATGTAAGAGCAAATAAGGATGAAAACATCACTGCTGCTGATATCGCTGAAGCAACTGGATTAGGTGTTAAAAGTGTAAACGGAAGTATTACTGCTTTCACAAAGAAAGAATTAATGGTAAGAGTTCCTGCTGAAGTTCAATTAGAAGATGGATCACACAAACAAGTTAAATTCATCAAAATGACAGACACTGGATTAGCTTTCGACCCAGATGCTGAAGAAACAAAAGACGCTGAATAATTTTAAATAAATATAAATGTTATACTATAAGGGAGAGAGTTACTCTTCCTTTTTTGTTTAAGGAGAGAATAAAATGGTGATAATAATATTTTCATTAGTATTTGCTATAATAGGAATAATTAGCGTAGTATATACTATAAAACTATCTAACAATACTGCTGAAATTAATAATGAAATTAAACAAAAAAATGAAGAAATAATTAAAGAAAATATTGCATTAGATTTAGAAAAACAGCAATTAATAATTGATATTTTACGCAATAGACAAGAGTTAGATAATACTCAAAAAAGGATTGTGACTAATCAAGAGGCTGCGGCAACAGCATATGAAAAATATTGTGATGTATTAAATATGAGTTATCTTCAAACAGAAAAAGATTATGATAATCTTTTAAATACTTTATATGAAAAATATGATAATAAACAAGAAGAATTACTAGAACAACAACAAAAGGAAAAAGAAAAATTAGATTATTTACGTTCTACTCGCGCTGCCGCAATTCAAGCACAAATAAAAGAAAAAGAAATTAAAGACCAATTATCTTTCTATTGTCTACAACCAACTGAAAATGAGTTAGATGACATTAAGGCTCTTGAAAGAGTTAAGCCAAACTTACATCAACCTCGTATATTGTGCATGTTAATTTGGAGCACTTATTTTCAAAAGCCAATGACCGCACTATGTAATAATATTTTAGGAACTGCTATTGTATGTGGAATTTATAAAATAACAAACCAAGAGACAGGCGAATGTTATATAGGACAGGCGGTTGACATTGCTAAAAGATGGAAAGACCACGCTAAATGTGGATTAGGGATAGATACTCCCGCAAATAATAAACTTTACAAAGCAATTCAAGAATATGGAATTTGGAATTTTACATGGGAGCTGCTAGAAAAGTGCTCAAAAGAAGATTTAAATGATAAAGAAAATTTTTATATCGAACTATATGACTCTTGTAATTATGGTTATAATTCAAATAAAGGTATTAAAAAATCTTAATTTGATTTATTAAAAAAGAAATGTTATAATTATTATATAAAAAGGAGAAAGAAAAATGTTAAGATTAAAAAATAATTTATTAGGGATAAGAAGAAATGATATATTAAAAATAAATAGTTGTGAAGATTTTTCAAAAGCAATGGATACATCTGCATACATGAATAGAGAAATATTAATAGATAATATTACGCCTCAAATCGCAGACACTGTTGACAGGTATATTCGTTTTTGGAATGATATTGATGAAGAAAAAGAAGTGTTAATGCAAAATAGAGAACCTATTAAAATTTTAATAAATTCACTAGGAGGTGCATTAACTGCCGCTTTAACAATCATGGATTCAATTAAATTATCTAAAACTCCTGTTTATACTATTAATATTGGAACAGCATATAAAGAAGCATTTTATATTTATTTAGCTGGTCATAAAAGATATACTTATCCAAGAGCGTCTTTCTTACTTGAAAAAGATTTAAAACAATTTGTAGATGAATCTCAATCTAATAACTATATTAGTTTTTGTGAAAAACAAAATAATGAATTAAAAGATGTTATTTTAGACAAAACAAAAATAACAGAGGCTGAATTTAATAAACATAAAAATAGTTGGTGGTTAGACGCAGATGAAGCCTATAAATTAAAAGTATGTAATGAAATTTTAAGAACTCATTATTATTAAAAGAAAGGGAAAAAACTATGACAATGAAAGAATTTTTAAATGAACTTGATAATAATAGACATGTATTATCTGAGGCGGCAAGCACTTTCTTAGATGAATTAATAGAGCATAATGCCAGTGTATCTGCATTTACAGAAGCTGGTGCAAAAATAATGAAAGCTATGCAAGAAAATGAAAAAACTTATTTTAATTCATTTTCTGCTAAGCAATTAGGAGAATTATTGTTTATGGCCCCTCGTTCTATATCTGGGTCTATGAAAAAGTTAATTAATGATGGTTTTGTAGAAAAGAAAGGAACAAATCCTATTTCTTATGGACTTACAACCGCAGGAAAAGAATATCATTTTGACAATTAGAAAAAAATTTGATATAATATTAATATAAAATGAAAATAAAATAAAAAGAATTAGAAAAGAAAAGGAGAAAAATAAGAATATGAGAAAAGCAATTAATACTGAAAGAATTGAAGGAAGAATTTATCAACATAGTTTAGCTGTAAAGACAGTTCAAAATCAAACTTCAGCAAATTTTGGAAAAGAATTTATTTCAGGTAATCTTGAAGTTGCAGTAGATGAAGCGGGTTTAAATGTAATCCCAGTTCATTTCACTTATGTAGTAGAAACAACAAGTTCTGGAAATAAAAATCAAACATTTGCAAATTTAAAGAAAATTATTGATGAAGGTAAAACTTGGATTAGTAATGGAAAAGATGAAGCTTTAAAAGTAAGAATTGATACAGCTATCGCTTTAAATGATTTTTATACACAAGATGACCAATTAGTATCTGTAAAAGTAAATGAAGGTGGATTCGTAACAATTATTAGTGAATTAGGACCTGAAAATGAAAGAAATACTTTCACAGCTGATATGGTAATTACTTCAGTAACAAGAACAGATGCTAACCCAGAAAAGAAAATTGATGAAGATTTCGTTACAGTAAAAGGGGCTATCTTTAATTTTAGAAATGGCTTATTACCAGTAGATTTCTTAGTTAAAAATAAAGAAGGTATGTCATATTTTGAAAACCTTGGACCAACTCCTGCTGAACCAATCTATACAAAAGTTTGGGGAAAAATTAATTGTGGAACAATTGCTAACAATGTAACAGAAGAATCTGCATTTGGAGAATCTTCAGTTAGAACTTATGAAAGAAAAATCAAAGAATGGATTATCACAGGAACTGCAAAAGTACCTCATGATTTTGGAGATGAAAATGTTTTAACTGCAGATGAATTAACAAAAGCAATGCAAAATAGAGAAGTTCTATTAGCAGAAACTAAAAAACGTAGCGAAGAATATAAAGCAAGTAAAGCTGCAGCACCTGTAGCAAGTGTTGGACCAGCACCAAGTGTAGCTCCAAAAGCAGGCGGATTTAATTTCTAATTAAAATATTAAAGGTAAAGAAGTTTAACTTCTTTACCCTTAATTTATATATTATTTAAAGAAAGGAAATGAAATATTATGGCAATTAGTTTATTAGATATACAACCACATAAAGTTAGTCGTGATTTAAAAGGTTATTCAGTGTTTTTCTATGGAGAACCTAAAACAGGAAAAACAACTACCGCAAGCCGCTTTCCAAAATCTTTATTATTAGCTTTTGAAAAGGGGTATAATGCAATTCCTGGGATTATGGCTCAACCTATCAACAGTTGGTCAGAATTTAAACAAGTTTTAAGAGAATTAAAGAAACCAGAAGTAAAAGAAAAATTCTCAACAATTATTATAGATACTGCGGATATTGCATATGATTATGCTACAAAATATATTTGTGCAAATGCAAAACGTAGTGATGGCGGATATGGTGTAGATAATATTGCAGATATCGGTTTTGGTAAGGGATATGGTTTAGTTGGACAAGAATTTGACGAATGTTTAAGAAGTATTGTTCAAATGGATTATGGTCTAGTTTTAATTAGTCATGCTACAGATAAAGCATTTAATGATGAAAATGGAGTTGAATATAACAAAATTGTTCCAACATTAGATAAAAGAGCAACAAATATTGTTTCTCGTATGGCTGATATTATTGGATATTCAAGAACTGTAACCGAAGAAAATGGAAGTGTATCTACAAAATTATTCATTAGAGGAACTCAAAGATATACAGCTGGATCAAGATTTAAATATACTCCAGACTATATTGATTTTAGTTATGATAATTTAGTAAATGCTATTGCAGATGCTATTGATAAGCAAGCTGAATTAGAAGGACAACAATATTTTACTAATGAAAGTAGTAATTTATATTTAGAAACTTCAAAAGAGTTAGACTTTGATGAATTATTAAATACATTTAATGAATTAGTAAACGGAATTATCTCATCTAATACTGAAGAACAATTTACAACTTATTGGCAACCAAGATTAGTAGAAATCACTGAAAGATACTTAGGAAAAGGTGCTAAAGTAAATAATTGTAATAGAACTCAAGTAGAAGCAATTAGTCTAATCGTATCTGATTTACAAGAGTTAATTAATAATAGTAAATAATTTATATAAGAGATAAAAGGAGAGGAAAGAAGATTTTACATTTAAACTAAAATCTTCTTTTTTGATATTTACTTAAATTTATGATATAATAAATATATAAGAAGAAAAGAAGGTGTGAAATGGCGGCAGTCCGAAAAGTAAAATGTAAATATTGCGGAATTCAATTTGATAGAAATGCCGAACCTTCTGTAGAAGTTGGAGGAAGAAGATATGCTCATAAAGCGTGCGCAGAGCGCTTTCAAGCAGCAATTCCGCAAGAAGAACAAGATTATATTGAATTAGAAAATTATATAAAAAAACTTTTTAATGAAAAAAATTTAAACATTAAAACGAGAAAACAAATTAAAGATTTTAGAGAAGAATATCAATATACATATTCTGGGATGTTAAAGACTTTATATTGGTGGTATGAAATTAAAGGACATTCTATTGACCAAGCTCAAGGTGGAATTGGAATCATCCCTTATGTATATGATGAGGCTTTAAAATATTATTATAGTATATATTTAGCTCGACTAGTAAATGAAGCAAGAGAAAATTATAAACCTGTTGTAAAAGAGGTAGAAATTGGATCTCCAAGAGTTAGAAGTAATCCAATAAAATTTTTTGATTTTAATGATGGAGAGTAGGAGGGAATATGGGAACAATATATGTAGATACATCGGCAATTATTCAAGTAATAGGGAGTATTTATCAAAACCCTATGTTATTAGATAATGAAAATTATTCTTTTAATGAAGAGGACTTTCCAAATGAATTTCATAAAATATTATTTGGTTCAATGTTTAATCTTCATAGTTTAGGAGCAAAAGAAATAACTATAAATACAATAGAAGATTATTTAAAAGATAGACCAAAAAGTTTAGCTACTTATAAAGCAAACAAAGGTTCAGAATATTTACAAAAGATTTCTACAAATGTTCAACTTTCAACTTTTGATTATTATTATCAAAGAATGAAAAAAATGACTTTGTTAAGAATGTATAATAATGCGGGAATGGATTTATCATGGTTATATGATGTAAATAATATTTTAGACGTAAAGAAAAAACAAGCTCAAGAGGATTGGTTTGATACTACATCTTTAGAAGAAATTGCAGAAATTATTGATAGAAAAATTATGAATATCCGCATGAAGTATGTAGACGATGTTAATGAAGATTTTTGTCAAGCTGGAAATAATGTATTAGAATTAATTGATAACTTACAAAAGACACCTGAACTTGGTTATCCTATGTATGGACCTCTTATGAATACAGTTACAAGAGGAGCAAGATTAAAAAAGTTTTATTTAGCAAGTGCGGCAACCGGTGTTGGGAAAACAAGATTTCAAATCTCTCAAGCATGTAATATAGCATGTGATGAAATTTATGACTCAGCTGAAGGGAAATGGATTTCAAACGGAACTAAAGAGCCAACATTATTTATTACCACTGAGCAAGAAGTTGATGAAATTCAAACTATGATGCTTGCATTCT